CAATGATGTGGGAAGGGAATTACTCACCACGTTATTATAGGAGGGCGTAAGGATGCTCATCGATCCAGTAAGTGCAGGCTTTGCTGCAGCCAGTATAGGTATGAGCATTTTTGGCGGTGCTCAAAAAGATGCAGCAGAGCAACGAGCAATCAATGCTGCTTACAAGGCTGCAAAGCAGAATTACAGATACAATTGGAGAGAAACAAAAAGGCAGTATAGATACGACAAGAAGGGATTAGATATTCTTCGGCGTAATACAGAGTCTCAGCTACAATGGCAGGAAAAGACTGCCAAGTTAGACTACGACTATAAGATGGCAATCAGAGATTACGATTACCGTAATCAGATGAAAGCCTTTGCACAGGCCGAGAAGAATTACAAGCGACAGCTTGGATTTAATAATATGGCAGCTGCGCAAGCTTATGAAGAAGAAAATAGAGCGTATGAGGAGATAAAGATCGGAGCAGCTTTTCAGTCTCAAGACATGATGGTTCAAAACCTTCAAGAAGAGGGTGCATTGAAAGCACGCGGAGTGTCCGGTAGGAGTGCATCTAAAGGTATGCAGTCCGCTGTAGCATCTTTAGGGAGAAACATTGCTATTCTCGATGAGAGCATGAATAGCGCCTTCAAGCAGCACAGCACAAATATCAAACGTATTAATCTAAATAAGTTTGAAGCTGACATGAATGCTGATATGGCACGCATGTTGAAACCTGAGATGCTACCTGCACTGCCAGAGCCATTGGCACTACCACGACCTGAATATCAAAAGGTCTATAAGCCCAAGAAGCCGCCCAAACCTATCAAAGGTGTGGCAACTGGAGGAGGGCTTACGGCTGGTATAGCTGACAGCATCAGCACCCTGGCTTCCGGTAACTGGTCAGAAGCATTTGCTGGCAAAGCTCCTCTCAGGTTCGGTTAAACAACAACTCTAATTAAATGGAACAAATCGGCTTTCAAGGGTACGCCCGAGCTGGTGGGTTTGATCCTGTAAAGGTCTCTGATGCCAATGTGCAGCGTATTCTGCAGCAAGGCGAACGTACCATACGTGGTATGAAGGAGAATGCTGCACAGGATCTACAAAACCGAGCGGCGTATTTAGCAGCGCTACAAACAAAACAATCAGTTGAACAAGCGAACCGCAAGACCAACTTTGATTCTAAGACACGATCCCGTAAGGCAATCAATGATGCACGTGTTGCAAACTTTGAAACACAAGAAAGTAATGAACTGAAGGTTGGCCAACGTCAGGCTGATCTGATGAAGTCGCTATCGTCAATCAGCGCAACGGCCGGGAAGATTGCTGGTGAGATTGAAAAAGGAATTGGGGAACAGCAGGAAGAGGACTACTACAATAAGACTCTTCTGAACCATTATCAGTTTGGTTCACCAGCTGACGAGCAGCTTGAATATGCAAAGAATGAGCACATGCTCAGAATTGCAGGTGAGAGCATTGAAGTCTATGCTGACGCTGCTGCAGCTAAAGGAGTAGATCCCTTATATGTTGAGAACGTACGTAAGCTAAACCGTTACCAACAGCGAGGTAGAGATAAAGCTCTCCAAATGATCGCATTGGAGGGTTATGAAGGTGCATTTGCAGCATACAGGGAAAGCGACGCTCCCATCACAATTCCAGACGAGAATGGTGGGTTCAAAACGATTAAGGCAAATGAGGCTACTACATCAGCTGAAGTAGCTGCAGCAGCTATGACCTTTATGCCTGAATACCTGAAGCAGAATGGTCTATATGGGAAGAACCCCATAGGGATGAATAAACTGCTTTTAGGCATTAGGACAATCAACGAGCGTGTAGTTTCCAATCAAAGGAAGCTGGAAGCAAAGGTAGCGGACCAAGAGCGTCTTGGCTTGGTTGAAGAGACTTTTGGTGCAACAAGGGATCCAATAGGATTCCAGGAGTACTACAAGACACTAACTCGTAGTATTAATCCCGAGACTGGGCAGAACCACACACCTCGTGAAGCAAGAGCTCAAGCATTTAAGTTCATTGCAACACAAGTTGGAGAAAACAATCAGCCACTGTTCTCTGCAACGGAGAGGGAAGCAATTTATGACACCTCATTTGATGACCAGCCTGGTAATCCAATCAGTAAGCGGTACGCTACAGAAATCTACGAAGCACAGCGTCTTGCCAGCAAAGCTGAGAATCAGTTCTTTGAAGAAACAGAACGTTCACGGGACTTAGTAGAGAAGAAAGCAATCCGGTTCTTTGATGATGAATGGATTAAGAACTGGGATGGCTCTCAGAATGCTTTGGAAGAAATTATCTCAGAGGCTGGTAGTGCAGGTCAGTTTGCTTTAGCACAACACGCTTCTAGGTATCTAGCTCATACTAATGAAGCTCAAGACAACAAAGCAATGATTGAACTCTTTAATGAAGAGTTGGAGATGGGAGCTTTGACTGTAGAGCGTGTACTGGCTGCTAAAGGGATCGACGCCGAGACTCGCGGAAAGTATATAGAGCTAGCCAAGAAAGCACAGCCAAATGCGTTATCAGAGGATCAACAAAAGGCATACAAGAAGTCTATTGAGCTAGCGTTGAGAAAGCAGTCACAGGATCTTAACCTAGATCAAGCAGCTGATCGTACGCTGCCGTTGGCTGAGTTGTACGCCTGGAGTTCATTCCAGAAAGATTATCAGCAGGAAATGCTTCGCACCAATGGCGACCGAAGTAAGGCGTACTCCTATGCAATGGGGAGGTTTGAAAGTGAACTTCAGAAAGAGCAGGGTCTGTATAGCATTGTAGAAACAAAGGTTGTCAACGGCCAGCGTGTCTTGGCAGGCGGTTTCCGTGGCTTCCAAATTGAAGCTACAGCTACAAAGCCGTTTGCGATGACATATGCAAGAGAAGCGTTGAAATCATCAAAAGGAGCAGCTCTTGATAGTGAAGCATTAATTGACAAGGCAACCATTGAGGAAGTTCTGAGGCAGGTAAAGCAGAACGGAAGGTTCTCACTACCACCTCAGGTCAAGTACCTGTCTGATCAGTTTGGTGGGAAGTTGAGTGTGATGGACATTCTCAACCGTCAAGCTAAGTATCACGGCTTAGAGCAAATACCTCTGAAGTACTACGAGTCTAACATCTCTAAAAACATCAATCCTGCCCATATGCAGCTGATGAACTACATGGCAAATTCACGTAGGTATCAGATTGCAACTATTGGTAGTGGCACTGCAGCGGGTTATGCACCAACACAGATTCGTCGAGGTAATGCTGCATTCTCAGATATTACTATGACACTCAAGGCTGCAGGTTTCGAAGAGAAGGACATACCTTTGTTTACTGCATTGGCAATGGCTGAATCTTCTGGTAACCAACGAAGCAAACGAGACGATACTGATGTACATGGCTTATGGCAGATCCGATTCCCAGTACATGTAGAGAAGCTACGTGCAATGGGTATTACAAGTCGTGAGCAGTTGTATGACCCGATGAATAATGCAAAAGCAGCACTTGCGATCTTGAGATCTCAAGGTTTAGGTGCTTGGGAAGCGTACACAGAAGGTGCGTACAAGCAGTATTTACCACAAGCCGAAGCTGCGATGCGATCCTACGGGCAGGGTCCGTGGCGACAAGGTTCAAACATGAACACTCAAGTAATTGAGTACATCACGGGAGATCGTTCTCACCCGAACTACAGAAGCAATCATGGTGGCAGTAACTACCATGAACACCTAGCATTTCAGACACGTCAGGCAACTCTGAATGCTGCTCAGATTTTGAACAACGCTGGAATTCAGGCTACTGAACTCAAGGATGTAAATCCTGTTGGCGGTCACTCAGATGGCTCATATCACTACCGTGGCCTCGCATTTGATGTACCTGCATCTCAAGTACCTGTAGGTCAGGAACAAGACCTATCTAGGCGTGTCCGACAACTTTTAGGAATTAACTAATGACAGACTATTTTAACTCAGAAACTCCTGGAATTGTCGATGATCCTGCGCATGAGAAGTACATTCAGGACATCAATGCAAGGGCAGAGCTGGAGGAACAACAGGCAATCCAAGCTAAACAACAAGAGGAACAGGCTCAGCGTCAAGCCGAAGAACAGGCTAAGGCAGAAGCTGAAAAGCCAAGTCAGTTAGAGGAAGTAGCTGCAGCAGCGTTGTTTCCTGTGCTAGGTGTAGCTGACTTTGCAACTGACTTAACGCGATTTATTCCAGGAGCAAAAGGTATTGACGATTGGTGGGATGAAAACTCACCACGATCTAGTCACCCATTGATGAATGGACTGCGTGATATTGCTGGCCTGGTAATCCCTGCATTGGTCCCTGGCGGTGCAATTGTCCGTGGGGCCAGCGTTGGAGGAAAACTAGCAACGGCAGCTGGTCTTGGCGCAAGGGCACAGAAGATAGCTCAGGTTGGCTCTCAGATTGCAGCTAACGTAGGTGTTGATGTGGCAATTGCTGCTGCATCAGAAACCTCAGAGAAAGGGGACAACCTTGGAACTCTGATGAGTGAGACGTTTGGTTGGGATGTGCCTTGGGCGATTCGTGAAGGGGACAGTCCTGACACTAAGCGTTGGAAGAATATTCTTGAGAGTGCTGCACTAACAGGTGGCGTTGAGTTGCTAATTGGTACATTAGGAGCAAAGGCGACAAAGCTTTTTGGTAGGGATCCTGTAGCAGACGCAGTGGTAAAAGGCGATGATGCGCTGAGGGCTGGTGATGAGATCACAGATCCACTTGTCAGAGAAGTTGAGATCCGAAGTGGCTTGAGGGATGAGGCAGTCGGTGATGAAGGTATTCGTCGTTATGAAGCTGATCCTGAAGGCGCTAATGGTTATGACCCGTTTGTTAACAGCACTGCTGAGTCACAAGCTCGTGCGGTACAGAATGTAGAAGCCAACGGCATTGAGGCTAAGGTTGATCATTACCGTATTCAGAACAACGAAGGTACTACCAACGGGCGTGCAATCTCTGTTGCCACAGATAGCTTCCAAAAGAAGTTTATTGGTGGCATGGATGATGTTGATCGTGCAGAGGGTTTGCAAGAACTGTTTGACACCATCGCTCCGAACGTCGATGCAGTAATCAAGAAGAAGAAGATCCCTGCAGAGAAGATTAATGCAGCCGTTGATAATCTGACGAAGAGCATCTTCAAACTTGATTTGAAGGATTTTGGTAAGACAATTGACTCTATGCGTACCATGCTGTACGAAGGTCAGCAGTTCCTTGGAGAAGAGGAGTGGTACGTAGGCGCTCAGGCATTTAGGCGTGCATTTGATGTTGTCTTTGATCCCGACAAGATGCGTGCGTCAGCAATGCTCACACAGAATGCTGCTGATAACGCTGCAGATGCCTCAAGAGCAGCGATCCTGATCGGAGACATAGCAGATACCACCCGGCAACAGGAGATGGCATTGGAGAACCTCCAGCTACTGGCTGGTGAGATCCGAGCAAATCAGTACATTGCCGGTAAGTCACTGGAGATGAAGAAGCTCGTTAAGAACGGAGATCATCCGGCAGTGGTGGCCTACCTCGCAGGGATGAAGGAAGAGTTTGCAGAAGTAATTAAGCAGCAAAAACAGAAAGGTGCAAAGGTTGTAGACACACTAAAGGCTATCAATAAGTCAAATCCCGAGTATCTGAAAGCATTTAACTATGCCTATGACGCAACCAATGGTGATGTTGACGAGCTATACAAGCTTCATCGTTATGCCGAAGAGAATATCGGCCTAATCAAGAAAGGATTTATTGACGGAGATCCCAGTGTACCTAGCCAAGTAGTGAAAGGTTTACAGGCCATTCGCTATAACCATGTCCTCTCTGGTCTTTCTGCGGTGCGTGCAGGTGTTGGTAACACTGTAATGACAGTAGCCAAGCCTGTGTCGGTATTGGCTGGCTCTGTGATGAGTGATCCGACAGGTCAAAAAGGTCTTTTGAAGCGTGCTCTGTACACCTATGGCGGGGTCAGCGAGAACTTCAAGCGTGCAATGAAGCATATGGGTCAAGAGTGGCGACTTGCCAACTCAGCACCTGCTGATGCTGCATTGCGTGGAAGAGCGGATCTGGCTCAATCAAAGCTTGAGAACTTTGAAGTCATGGAAGCCATGTCTGAAGGGTGGCGTAAAGAAGGTAAGGATGGCAAGGTTGCAATGTGGAACCTCGCCAAAGTTCTTAGTTGGTACAACAACAATCCGTTTGTACGCTATGGCACCAATGCAATGTATGCGTTGGATGGCTTTATGCAGTCCATGATGGCAAGTGGTGTAGCACGAGCAAAGGCATACGATGAACTGTTTACGTCCACGAAGGGGGCGTTTGACTTAGATCAGTTTAATGCTTTGCAAAAGAAGCTTTACAGCGAGTCATTCGATGAAACAGGTCTCCTAACAAACAAAGCAGCCAAGTTTGCTAGCAGTGAACTTGCTCTGAACCTAGACAATGAAATCGTCTCACGTCTTGAGCATTTGATGGGCAAAGTACCATTCATGAAGACGCTCTTTATGTTCCCAAGGACTGGTGTGAATGCACTGGAGCTGGGATGGTCCTTTAACCCTGTTAGCGGCCTTGGCCTTGCCATGGGTCGAGCACGGAAAGTGATGAAGGCTAAGACAGTAGAGGAGATGACTGAGGCATTGGCTGAGCATGGCCTGGAGTACACCGATGAAGCATTTCATTCTCTTAAGTCTGAGTACATTGGCCGGCAGCTGATGGGTTCAGCTGTAGTACTGGGATCCGGCATCTGGGCAGCAGAAGGGAATCTGACTGGTAACGGTCCCCAAGATGCTGCTGAGAAGAAGCGAATGATGGATATGGGTTGGAAGCCGTTGTCTATCCGCAACCCAATCAATGGAGAATGGGTCTCATATCAAGGCTTAGAACCATTCGATACCCTCTTGGGTCTTGTCGGAGACTGGGCGTACAACTCCAGCCGTGTTGATCAGGCATGGTCTGAAGACATTGGTCGGAAGATTATGTATGCCGTATCAATGAACATCACAAACAAGACATTCCTTAGCGGATTTGAGCCTCTCGTTTCAATGCTATCTGGAGATGAAGGTGCTTGGAACCGCTTCATGGCAATGCAAGCGGACTCGATGATTCCATATACAGGCGCTCGCAGTCTTCTGTCTAAGGCAATTACACCGCAACTGAAGGACGTTGAAAATGATTTCTTTGAGTATCTGAAGAATAGGAATAAGTTCCTGTTTAGCGGGAACGATCAACTCAAAGATATGCTCGACATCTACACAGGCAAGCCTATCAACCATCATGAACCAATTACTGCAGGATTAAATGCGGTAATGCCATTCTTCAAGAGTAATGGGGGAATGGAACCGTGGAGGCAGTGGCTACTATCTACCGGATGGGATAACCTTCAGACAGTACGACTCAATCCAACAACAGGAGAACCGCTTACTCCAGATCAAAGACAAAAGGTCAACAACTGGATTGCAACGAATGCTGATCTAAAGGGTCAGATTGAATCAATGATGAATCAGAAGGACAGCTTCTGGGATAGCAAGATCAAAGAATACGTAAAAGAACGTGGGCAACAAACCCAGAAAGAGTTTCCCATCAAGAATCTAGTCGTACATAGAGAACTAGATCGCATTCACAACAAAGCCTTCAAGATGGCATTTGGTGCTCTTCAACAAGAGGATGCTTCATTTGCGATGGTTGCAGGTCTTAAGAAACGTCGCAACCTTCGTCTGGGAGTTGGTGACGTACAAGGTGCTAATGATGATGCCACCCGGATTCAGGAGCTTGTTGACATTCGCAAGTAATTAAGCGTTATGGCTGTCACTCAGAATACATACACAGGGGACGGGTCAACCGTTCTTTTTTCATTCACATTCCCATATCTTGAGACTACCGACATCAAGGTTTCCCTTGACGGTAGCACTACAACTGCATATACC